AACCCCCTGCCAGAACTTGACGCAGCGCCTTCTGGTGCCAAGCGTGGTTGGGAGACGCAGATCGGCATGTCTTTGAAGTGCCTCAACGGTGATGACAAGGACATGGAAGCACGCTTTACCACGACCTCGGTCGGCGGTAAGAAGGCCGTGCAGGCGCTGGGTGTTGCCATCGCTACGCAAGTGGAGAAGGACCAGACCAAGCCTGTGGCCATCGTGCGCCTGAAGAAGGACCACTACGTCCACAAGTCCTACGGTCGCATCTACACCCCGGTGTTTGAGATCGTAGAGTGGGCCAGCATGGATGGTGAGTCTGACGAAGCCGCGCCAGCGGTTGAAGAAGCCGCACCGGCCCGCCGCCGCCGCGCCGCGTAACCTTTTCTGATGCCCTGTGACAGAGGGCATTGGAAAAGGAACCGACTATGCTTTGGATTGATTTTGAGACAAGATCGCGCTGTGACCTGAAGGCCAAGGGCGTTTACAACTACGCGCAGGACGCGAGCACCGACGTGTTGTGTATGTCCTACGCCTTTGACGATGGTGAGGTCGTCACTTGGCTGCCGGGTCAGCCCTTCCCTCAAAAGGTACGTGAGTGGCGAGGCCCAATCTACGCCCACAACGCCGCCTTTGAGCGGTTGATTTTTTGGTACGTCTTGCAGATCGACTTCGACTTGACGCAGTTCTATTGCACCGCAGCGCAGGCCCGCGCCAACTGTGCGCCAGGCTCGCTGGAGGACGTGGGCCGTTTCGCTGGCGCTGACATGCGCAAGGACCACCGGGGCAGCCAACTGATCCGGCTGCTGTCCGTGCCGCAGGCCAACGGCCAGTTCCGTGAAGACGCTGACCTGATGGCCGAGATGGTGGCTTACTGCGAAAGTGACGTTAAGGCCATGCGAGCTATCAGCAAGGCGCTGCGCCCGCTGTCAGAGGACGAATTGCACGACTACCACGTTAACGAGCGCATCAACGACCGTGGCGTGCTGGTGGACGTGCCTTTGTGCCATGCCGCCGTCAAGTACGCCGCTGACGAGACGGTCGAGATTCAGCAGATCGTGGCCGAGGTGACCGAGGGCGCTATCACCAGCGTCAGGTCGCCCAAGATGCGCGAGTGGGTGCTGGAACGTGTCGGCCCCGAGGCCAAGAAGCTGATGTGGACCGGCGAGAAGTACAGCATCGACAAGACCGTGCGGGCTAACTTGCTTGCCATCGACAACCCCGAAGAAATCCCGCCGCATGTCGCCGACGTCATCCAGTGCGCCGACGACCTGTGGGCGTCGTCCGTGGCCAAGTTCAACCGCCTGTCAAACCTCGCCGATGAAGAAGACCACCGCGTTCGTGGTGCGTTTGTGTTCGCTGGCGGCGCTGCCACTGGTCGAGCATCCAGCTACGGCGCTCAGGTCCACAACTTTACCCGCAAGTGCGCCAAGGAGCCGGACGAAGTGCGCCAGGCTATGGTGCGTGGCCATGCCATCACGCCGAGATTCGGCAAGCGCATCACTGACGTGCTCAAGGGGATGCTACGGCCTGCACTGATTGCCAAACCCGGCAACGTCCTGATTGCTTACGACTGGTCGGCCATTGAGGGCCGTATGCACCCTTGGTTGTCCAACTGCCCGGCGGGCGAGAAAAAACTGGACGTGTTCCGGTCGGGCCTTGACCCGTACAAGGTCAACGCTGCCGCAACCTTTGGTGTGGCTTACGCTGATGTGACCGGCGACCAGCGGCAGGTCGGCAAGGTGCAGGAGCTGGCCCTTGGCTTCTTGGGCGGCGCGGGTGCGTTTGAGGTGTTTGGCCGGGCCTACGGCATCCGGCTGACCGCTTCTGAGGTCAACAAGGCCGTAGAAGGGTGGCGCAGGGCTAACCCGTGGGCGCAAGACCATGGGCGACGCCTAGAAGACGCTTACCTTCGGGCCATGAGAAACAAAGGTTTTGAATTCGCTGCTGGCCGGATTGTGTACTTGTTCGACGGCCAAACGCTCTGGTACAGTCTGCCCTCTGGTCGGGTGCTGTGCTATCCGAATGCCAAATTTGATGAAGAAGGCAACGTGACGTACACCAAAGCAGCCTGGAAACCCGCCGCCGACGCCAAGGAGTGGCCCCGCGCCCGTCTGTGGCGTGGCCTGGCTTGCGAGAACGTTACACAGGCCGCAGCGCACGACATCCTACGCCACTCTATGCGTCAGATCGACGGAATAGTTTTACACGTCCATGATGAACTTGTTGTCGAGTGTCCGGCTCATGAGGCCGAGGCAGTCGCCGCCCGTATGCACCAGATCATGTGCACACCGCCTGCATGGGCGACTGGCCTGCCCTTGGCCGCGGAAGGTGTGACGACCACCCGATATTCGTAAAAAAGAAAACCCCGGCGGGTTAGGCCGGGGCTAAAGTTCCAACTTAAGGAGAAAACCCGATGAAAGATTTTCAAGAATATCTTACCAGACTTGCCCCCGAGGGTGAAACTTTTTTACTGGTACGTCAAAAGCCCCAGCTCAAAGAGGGCGAGATGCAATACCACGCCGATGGGGCCATCAAAGCCACTTGGCCCGCCATGCTGCCCACGGCCAAGGTCAAGCCCGACTGGGCCATCTACGGCAACACCGCCAGCTTCATCATCGACCGTTTTAAAGACGGGCACGTCAGCGCCAGCGCCGCCAGTTGCGAGTATGTGCTGGTGATGGTGCTAGACGACGTGGGCGACCCTGACAAGGCCCCCAACGTCCCGCCGCTCGAACCGACGTGGAAGATCGAGACCAGCCCCGGATCGTTTCAGTGGGGCTACGTGTTCGGCGAGCAGCCGACCAAGGCCGAGTTCAGCGCCGCCATCCGGGCGATTGCCGATGCGGGTTACACCGACCCTGGTGCTTGCAACGCGGTACGTAATTTCCGCTTGCCCGGTTCGATCAATCTGAAGCCTGGCCGCGAGATGTTTGCTGCCCAACTGGTTGAATTCCACCCCGAGCGCGACTTTACTCTTGAGCAGATTTGCACCGCCCTGAATGTGGTGCCTGGCCAAGCCGAGGACGTATACCGCCCGATCCGAATATCGGACGACGGCACTGATGACGTGATGGTGTGGCTTTCTGACAACGGGTTGTTGCTGTCCAAACCGAACCAGGAGGGCTGGGCGGGCGTTATCTGCCCCAACAGTGCCCAGCACACTGACGGCAACCCAGAGGGCCGTTACCTGCCCGCCAATCGCGCCTACTGCTGCTTGCACTCGCACTGTATCGACCTTGACTCGTCCGTTTTCCTGCAATGGGTAGCCGAACAGGGTGGCCCCAAGCACACCCCCGGCTTGCGTGAGGAGCTGCTGGCCACTGCAATGGAGACGGCACTCAGTAAGCTGGCCCCGACGCCCGCATACCCTGACGCTGCCGCCGCTATCGTGGCCGAGGTGGAGCGCAAGGAGCTTGGCCGCGTCGAGAAGGACGGTTGGTATGAGCGTTTTGCGTATCTGCAAGATGATGACGCCTACTTTGACATGCAAGAGCGCCGCGAGGTCAGCCGGGCCACCTTCAACGCCATTTTTCGACACATCGGCTGCAACTCGGTCCACGGCCGGCGCGGCAAGATTGAGGCCGCCACCAGTTTTGATGAGCACCGCCAGGCCAAGGGCGCACGTTCGCTGGTGGGCCTGACCTACGCCCCCGGCGAGACGATCCTCTGCGCCCGTGACGGCCTGGTGTACGGTAACCGCTGGCGTGACGCCCGGCCTACGCCGGTGGCCGGTGACGTCGGCCCGTGGCTGGCCCACGTCGAGCGCATGATTCCCGATGAGCGAGAGCGCGCACACGTCCTTGACGTGATGGCTTTCAAGGTCCAAAACCCCGCCCGTAAGATCAACCACGCCGTCCTGCATGGTGGCGCGCCTGGTGCTGGTAAGGATACCCTGTGGGCACCGTTCCTGTGGGCGGTCGGCGGTGATGCGCTGGTCAACGTGTCCCTGGTGCGCAACGAAGAGCTGACCAGCCAGTGGGGTTATGCCTTCGAGACCGAAGTGATGGTGATCAATGAGTTGCGCCAGTCCGAAGCCAAGGACCGCCGCGCGCTTGAAAACCAGTTGAAGCCCCTGATCGCTGCGCCCCCTGACATGCTACCGATCAACCGTAAGGGCCTGCACCCTTACATGGCCTTGAATCGTTTGTTCGTCCTGGCCTATTCCAACGAACGGGTGGCCATCAATTTACCCACCGAGGATCGGCGCTGGTTCGTCATCTGGTCCGATGCTGGCCGCATGTCCTCGACCGAGTCGGTGGGCTTGTGGGCCTGGTACAAGTCCGGGGGCATGGCCCGCGTGTCCTCATGGCTGCACCAGCGTGACGTGTCCGCGTTCAACCCTGGTCAACCCCCCATGATGACCGAAGCCAAGGCCATCATGGTTGAGGCGGGGATGTCCGGCGCGGAGTCGTTCCTGGTCGAGCTCATGCGCGCCCGTATCGGTGAGTTTTCCAAGGGCGTCGTCGGTGCCCCCTGGCATGCCCTCTGCGACCGTTTGCAGGGGTCTGCGCCTGGTGCCCTCAAGGTGGTCCAAGGCGCGCTGTTGCACGCCCTGAAGGAGGCCGGTTGGGTGGACATGGGCCGGTTGAAGTCTCGCAGGCATGACACCAAGAAGCACATTTTCTGCGCCCCTGAGATGGTGGACATGAGCCGGTCTGAGCTGCGCGATATGGTGGAGGGTCCACCACCGGCCACCGTGCGGCTGGTCAAATAAAAAGGGCCCTTATGGGCCCTTTTTTGTAGGTTAAGCATGGTGTCAACTGTCCCACGCTGCAACGATGAGGGCCACTACAGCCAAGGCGATCAGGGCGGTCATTCGAGCACCTCTGCCACCACCAATGGGAACTGAGGGTCATAACCCGGTGGCGTGCGATTAGTGGCTGGTTCAATGTCACAGGGTACTAGGTGCAAGCGTGCGTGGTTTAACGCGGTGTAAGCCGTCACATAATCGGACGTGAGCATCACGCTCGGGTTAAATTTGGGGTAATCACGCTTTGTAGAGTGGTGCTTGTCGATGCCCTTTGGCCGGTCCAGTTTTGCGCCGCGTTTGCCCTTCGATTTTTCGATTATGGCCAGCAGGTCGTGAACCGCCGGTGCATTTTCTGGTTTAAGGGTGAAGGTGGCGCGCCCGTGTTTAAGTGTGATCATTTGGTTTTTTCCTTAAATTCGGACCGATGGTCCATGAAATTGCGCCCGGTCTGCGTGAGTCAGCCCGTGGTCGTCGTCGTTGTCGTCGTCAACATTCTCAGCGCGAACGCTAGACCACTTGCTATTCATATGCAATTTTGCTGAATCAATTGCTTCACTTTTGTTGTTGCTTCGATTGTAAAAAACCCCCGCAATGAAGCCGTGGTTAATAAAAGTAACTCTATATTGTTTCATGATGTTTTCTCCTGTAGTCGGACGGATTGTCCGCGTTAGGGGTTAGGCCCCTAACACTGAAAATCAAGCCTTACCAGCCTTCAAAATCTTATCGGCTGCTCCAAATATGCGCTGGGCTGATTTGTCGCTGATTTCACCGCCAGCTAGCCAGCCTTGGATGTAACCGCGTGATTCGGTCAAGCCTGGTAAGTCAAGCACGCTGCAAAGGATATAAGCCACTGATTCGGCTTCGACTTCGCGGATGTCGCGTGGCGTAGTCTCGCTATCGTGCATCGCGCCTTCGAGTGTGTGACCGAGCACTACATGCGCCAACTCATGAAAACGTGTTTTATGGGGTAAGGCCGCCACCGGGTTTATCGCGATGTTGCGCCCGGTGGCATAGCCTTGAGAATTACCGTTTGCCGAGTCATAACGCACTTGAGTGATATCAAGGGCTGTTAACGCGGTTTGAGCGCACCATGCGGGCGTGCTAACTTCATTGGCAAAGTCTTCGCCTTCGGTTTGATCAAGCGTGAACCAGTTATTTTTAAGGGTGAAAAGGGAAAATACTTCACCGGTTTTTGCGCCCGCGTCATCTTTTTTGTTGATTGTCACGGGCATAACCAGTGCGATCGCCTTAGAACCTTTTTTGACTTGACGTCCTAACTCTTGCCACTTTTTGAATGTCGCTATCGGTGACAAGGGCATGTCGCGCGCTGCAAGCTGAGAATAGGCTAGCATTTGATTTCCGATTGAGTAATTGTGAAAAGTGCTATAGCACTTGCTCACAATGCCCGGCTGGTTGACCGCATCGGATAAAAGAGTTGACCAATTGACGTTTGACATTTTGAACCTTTACTTTATTTGAGTGAATTGGTGGGCGAGATGCGCACCCGATAGCCCCATGGGGCTAGCGGCTGAGTTATCCCTTGTTGACGCTAAAGGGAACCATAACGATGTCACGATGGCCGGAAAGGGTTAAGCGGGTGATCAGCTTGATGGCGCGCCACCGGGTGCGCAGCTTGACGCCCATGGGGGTGCTATAGGAATTGGGGGTTTTGTATTCGCGGATTTGGTAAAGGGTGCGCATGATTGATTCCTTTTAATAAAAAAGGGCATCAAGCCCGTGAAGAACAAGGGCGCATAGCGCCAGGCCAAGGGCGATTGCAAAGAGTGCGTTTTTCATGCTGTCACCGTGGTTGTCAATTTGAAGGCGATAGAGGGCTTCTCGCCAGTACGTACGAACATGGCGCGCATGGCTAGCCAATCGGTTTCGCGCATGACGTTTGCGATGTCGTCGCAAACGAAAATAGCGTCGGTGTTGTCGGTATCGATCGCATGCCGCAACGTGTAGTGGATGCCGTTGTCGCGGATGCTGCGACGCGTTTTTTGGTAGATGCTGCGATTCATTTTTAGACCTTAATTTAGTGGCTGAAGGAAAAGGTAAAAATCTACCCTCTCACATATATAGCAGGAAAGATCCGTGCCAGTCGCCGTAAGTCCTTGATTCTATTGACTGCTCCATTTCCCTAATAGGGAAAACCCTTAGAACTTTAGCACGCATTAGGGCGTTGTGGACGCGGTGGATGCGGTGTGGATAGCGTTTTTTCATGGCGGCTGTCCACGCTGAATGCGCCTATTCATGCGGGTTTCGGGGCTTTGTGGATATTGTGGACTATTAGGATATCGGTTTACAGTAAATAACTGCCTATTTTTTAAGCAAACAGGGTTCAGCGGATTTAACTGGCTGTCCAAACTGCCCACATTGTCCACACTTAGCACCGCGCATCGAGCCCCCGCGCAGTGTGGACAATGTGGACAGTTTGATAACTGATTGTCCACATTGTCCACATCCTGCCTTGTCAATGTAGATGTGGACTGTCCACATTGTCCACAAGGCAAACGGGGTCCAGCTGCCTAGTGTGGGCAGTCCGCATGGTCCACGCGGCTGGGTGCATGAGGGGGAGGGGGTAGGGCCGAGCGGATGGGCCAACGGTAACGTAGCGTCCGCAGACAATTTTTATTTTTTGATATAACATGCGGCACGCATTCACGCGGCCATATACCTATGAGTTTTCATTCACTGCCACTTGTCATCAATGAAGTGCGCGCCACCGAGGCGGTGCTTAACCGCATCTACGACGCCGCCAAGCTCGGGTTGAAGGGCGACAACCTGGCGCTGGCTGCTGGCATGGTGCCCACGGCTTATAGGCAGTTATGCGAGTTGGATAGAGTGGCGCAGTTGGCCGAACAAAAAGGCCGCGCCGACGGGGAGCGCCTAGCGTCCCAGCAGTTGCACAAAGCCGCTGAAGAAGGCGACGCCAAGGCGGCGCTGGCTATCTTGCAGAACGTCCACGGCTGGGTGGCCAAGCAAGCCATCACAGTGGACGTCAACCAACAGATCAGCATCTTGGGTGCGTTAGCCGAAGCCGAGCGCAGAGCAGCGGACGTGATCGACGTAATTCCGCACAAGCCGACACAAGCGTTGCAAGCGCGTCTGGCCCCACATAAACAGGAGCAGGCGTGATCAAACCAGCCAAGCACGTAATTAAGTGGTTTTTAAACACCACCAAGTTTGGTGGGGTGACTATTCCGCCGTTTGGTATTTACATACTGGCGGAACGAATTAATGAGCCTGATTTGCGCCGCCATGAGTTAGTGCATTGGGATCAATACCAGCGCATGGGGCTGTTCAAGTTCTACGCCACGTATTTTTGGTACAACATCCGGTACGGTTACCGGATGAACCCAATGGAAATAGAAGCCCGCAATGCAAACCACGATTTACAGTGCTGAAGACGAACAAGAGTTAATGGCGCGGCTGTGGTCGCCGCAGTACAAGGACAACCCACTGGCGTTCGTGCTGTACACGTTCCCGTGGGGCGTCAAGGGCACGCCACTGGAACACTTTACAGGCCCACGCAAGTGGCAGCGCGAGGTGCTCCAGCTCATCGGCGAGCACATCAAGCAGAACAAAGGCAAGCTGGACTTCAACACCCTACGCCACGCGGTCTCATCAGGGCGAGGTATCGGCAAGTCAGCCTTGGTCTCATGGATCGTAATCTGGATGCTGTCCACACGGATCGGCTCAACCACCATCGTGTCGGCCAACTCAGAGTCCCAGCTCAGGTCAATCACATGGGCTGAGATCACCAAGTGGTTGGCCATGTCTTTGAACAGCCACTGGTTCGAGGTAAGCGCCACCCGGCTGATGCCCGCCAAGTGGCTGACTGAGCTGGTCGAGCGCGACCTGAAGAAGGGTACACGTTACTGGGGCGTTGAGGGTAGACTGTGGTCAGCGGAGAACCCAGACGCTTATGCCGGTGTGCACAACTTTGACGGCGTGATGGTGATCTTTGACGAGGCCAGCGGTATTGACGACGCCATCTGGGCGGTGACGGCTGGTTTTTTTACCGAGAACACCCCAAACCGGTTCTGGTTGGCGTTCTCCAACCCACGACGCAACACAGGGTACTTCTACGAAACGTTCCACAGCAAGCGTGAGTTCTGGCAAACCAAGGTGGTGGACGCCCGTACAGTAGAAGGCACGGACAAGCAGGTCTACCAGCAAATCATTGATGAATACGGGCCGGACTCTGGTCAAGCGCACGTTGAGGTCTACGGCGAGTTCCCGAACGCTGGCGACGACCAGTTCATCTCCAGCCTGGTAATAGACGACGCCATGAAGCGGCCACAGTACAAAGACCCCAGCGCACCGATTGTGATTGGGGTGGACCCGGCACGGTTCGGGGCGGACGCTACGGTGCTAGCCGTCAGGCAAGGGCGGGACATCGTGCGCATCATCCGGCACAGAGGCGACGACACTATGACCGTGGTGGGGCACGTCATTGAGGCCATTGAGGAATGGAAGCCTGCAATGGTGTTTATTGACGAGGGTGGACTGGGCGCGGGCATCGTGGACCGTCTGAAAGAACAGCGGTACAAAATCAAAGGCGTCAACTTTGGTTGGAAATCACGCAACCCGGCCATGTACGGCAACATGAGGGCGCAGATTTGGGGTGACATGCGGGACTGGCTCAAGTC